TAGCTTTAAATTATGCAATCTTATTTTTAATTTGCATCTAATTAAAAAAAACAAAGGGGGAGACCGATGCTCTTGAAAACGGCGAGCATGGCTATAAAAGATTTAATGGCAATCGATACAAAGATATTAAGCTTTATTTACATGATCAACAAAAAGGATTTTTCAGAAAACGAGATCGAATATATCAATGCGGAGGCGAAGATAAGAGACCGCATAAAAGCCATAAAAGCTAAAGGAGCGTTTTTGGAGTACTGCGCTATGTCGGATATAAGTTATCAATTGGACTTGGAATTATTCGATGACAAAATGCCTTAAATTTTATCCGAAATGGCAAAAGCATTTTATATGGGAGCAGGTACTACGATTCCCGAATTGATTGAAATATTAGACTCGACAAACCCATGCGGATACGATCAAAGCCTTGGCCATGATTTCTACAAATATAAAATCAAGAAATTTTTATCAGAGAGTGTACTTTTAACAGATTCAAGATATTCCGGTATCAAGCAGATTGATGAGTTTAAAGACTATCTTTTCAGTAACACCAGACTCGATTCCCCCAGCAGTACCAGACACGGCTGCGGTCAAATCTACAAGGAAGGCAAAAATCGCCTATTCAATCTCAATCTTCAGATAAGGTTCAGGTAATTGGTTCTCTAAAAAAGAATATCACATAAATTTATCCTACCCAAAATAAGCAGATTTCAAAATTTAATAAGCCAACCTGACAAATCAAATTTTCTCTTAACAAAAACTTGCAATCTCGCAATATATACGGCTTATTGACCCCGACAGAAGAAGGAGGGGTGTCATGGAAAAGGTTAAATGTATAAATTGCGGTTCTATTGGATATACTGCGTCACCTGATGATGTCAGGTGTTCAGAGTGTGCAGGCAGGCATGTTGTTGTGCGATCAACAAATGATAGGTTTTATACTGTCCCGGTAACAGGATATCTTAAAAGATTGATATCCTGTCAAAACGCATTGTATTCGAAAAAAATATTGATGGAGGTGTAAATGATAATATTAATAAAAACGCACTGTAGCCAAGAGAAAAAATTTTTAGTAAAAATACCTGATAACATATTTGCTGATGAGGTTCAACGCTTTATTGACAACGGCTTACGCAAAAGGGCAGTAGAAATAGTTCTTGATAAAGGCGCTATAATTGAAAAAATGTCTGATGAAGAAATTGCTTTTATTTCCGCAAACCTTATCCTCACCGAAACACAAGTCCATTATGATTTAATGTAAATCACAAAAATATCAATTTACAAAATCTGTATCTTCATAACCGATGGTACAGATTTTTTTTGCCCATTTCATAGAACCCTTATGGTTACTCACGAAATACGCCAAACTTTTCCATAACTAACTATGCAAAAAGTAATTTCCTAACAAGGATAAAACTTTTTTGAGACACTGACAGAAAAACACTGGAGGTGTCTCATGAAGTTAAGTTATGGAAATTTGTTTCAGGACTGGGAGGTTGGGATTGTTAAAAAGATCGTTAGTGAGTACCGGAGAAAATGGAAATGTCTGGAGCGTGATGGGTTTGATGACCTGGTGCAGGAGTGTTTAATACACTGGCTGGATGTCAGGGATAAGTATAACCCTAATAAAGACGCGGCTATACAGACATTTATGGCAAGAGTTATCAGGAATAGACTTTCTGATTTAGTGAAGGAAGGTAGCAGAGAAAAAAGGAAAGCTTTTTATCAGAGCAGGTCGCTGTATGAACTGACAGATGATATAGCAAGTTCCGGAAAGAATATAATCGATGATTTTATTGCCGAGGAATTGAATTCAAAAGTTTTGAACGTGTTTGAAAAACTTACATTAGATCAGCGCAAATTATGTGAATTACTTTTGGAAGAGGATATGAACATAAATAAAGCCAGCCGTTATTTTCAAAAACATAGAAGCTGTATTTATGATGATGTAAAGAAACTTAGAGACTTATTCGAAAAAGAAGGACTTAGAGATTATTTGAAATAAATTAAGAAAGTTACCCGACAAATTAAAAAAAACGTCGTATATACGTAATGAGGGCAGAAAAAATGAGAGAAGCGAGAAAATTCAAATTTACAAAGAAAATCGGCAAAAAGGCTATCGAACGAGAACTGGGCCGTGCTATAGAGAACGCCGAATACATGTTTGGCAAGGCAAGAGTCAGGCTTGAAGCGGGATATGCGGCGACAGCAGATAGAGCTGTAATAGAGACGACAAGCGAAGTCGGTGAGAATATAGCAAAGGTATTTACGGGAATAATGATCGAGAAGGTTGGGGAGGCTAATTTCACGATTGAACGGATGCCGCTTAAAGAGCCTCTATAACGGAAGGAAAACGGGTAATGAGCGTAAAAGAAAAAGAACTGCTTAAATGGTGCGGGAAGAAAAAAGTATTTTCAAAAGCTGATATTATAGCGTACGAGACAAAGAGCTATTATCTCCGGGCCGATCGCACAATCAGGGACTTTGTGCGGGAAGGTTTAGTGAGAAGAATTGAAAAAGCGGAATGCGTTAAACGCAATTTAAAAGGGAACATGGCTTGGTACGAATATATCAAGAAATAACCATAGGAGTTCCAGAGAGTATTGGTATGGCAAGAATAAGATATCTCAAACCCGATTTTTTTAAAGACGAAGATATTAAAGAACTATCTTTTGAAGCGCGCCTGTTTTATCAAGGTCTTTGGGTGATGGCGGATAAAGAGGGCCGGGGAGAAGATCGGCCGGAGAGATTAAAAATAGAGATCATGCCGTATGACGAAGTAGATGCCGAGAAAATCATGGAAACATTAGCGAGTAATAAAAAAAACGGTAAAAGAGCTTTTATTAAAAGATACGAGGTAGATGGTGAAAAATACTACCAGATAATCAACTGGCATAAGCACCAGAAACCTCACAAAACAGAGAAAGAAACCGTTATACCACCTGTACCTAACGTTGAGTTAACCGTTAAAGAACCGTTAACTAACGGTTATGAAACAATTATCTCAGTTGTTAAAGAGAATGGGGATGGAAAAGGGAATGGGGAAGGGAATGGAGAAGGGATAGTCTATAGACAGCCGAAAAACAACGGAAAGGCTTGTGGAAAACTCCCAACCTGTGGACAACTTGAAGGGAACGGGGACGGGGAAGATAAATCTAAAGAAAAACTTAAAGAGAAAGAGAAGCTGAAAGATAAAGCAAAAGAGATGATGGAGAAGGTGTACAGGGACGGATTCAACATCTATCAGCTTATCAACAAATTCAAGAAGGATGCGAAGTGGAGAAAGGGAGACGAGCTTCCCTGTGAAGTTCTTATCAGGATATGCGAAGAGTACGGGAAAGAAAAGGCAAAGGGGAAGATAAAGAAGCCTTATCCATGGTTCATCAAGGTCTTAAAAATGGAAAGCGCCGCTTATTTTTCAAATAGAAATGAGAAGAAAGGACAAGAATTTAAAGACGAGGGTGTAGGCAAGTTGAGGGACGTATTACGGGAGATAATCTTCGATACAAGCTAATGGGTCCTTCCCGATGGGGTTTGGTGCGAGGGTCGGGTGAGGCGCGATTAGAGAGTGAGACGGGGTAAAAAAACGATGTCAGTGTCAGTAGGGTATCGGTGGATGAGAGAAAAGGGCAAGAAAGGGCAGAAAACGGGCATAAAGCCATGAAAATAAACGAGTTAAGAATGCAAGAAAACAGTAAAAAAGGAGCGAAATAATGGCAAAAATCAATGTCAAACCTGACATTTCCGATGTCAAAATGTCAGTAATAAAACCCGCGCCATACAATCCGAGAGAGATTTCAAACGAGGCATTATCGGGCCTGAGGCACTCACTTGAGAAGTTTGGCTTAGTGGATTTACTGGTAGTGAATAAACGCAACATGCGTATCATATCGGGCCATCAGAGATATAAGATTCTGCAGGAAGCGGGAGTTGAAACCGTAACGGCGATAATGGTGGATCTTGACGAAGTAAGCGAGATGGCGATGAATGTGACTCTCAATTCCGGCCAGATAGCCGGTACTTGGACCGAAGCTTTAATCCCCTTACTCGAAAAACTGAGGACAGAGCAGGCGGAAGATTATCTCGCGCTCAGGATGAAAGAACTGAGAGAAGAAGTAGCGGAGTTTGAAAAAGAGAACGAAGGAGCCGGGAGGACTATGCCGGACGATATACCCGAAGCGCCGGAGGAGCCGATAACAAAAAAAGGCGATTTATGGGTGCTGGGAGAACACCGCCTTTTATGCGGAGATTCGACAAAAGACGAAGATGTCGCGAGACTTATGGCCGGAGAAAAAGCGTCTCTATTTGCAACCGACCCGCCGTACTGTGTTGACTATACCGGAGGCGACAGGCCAAACGGAGGAAAAGACTGGTCGGAAGTCTACCACGAAGTGGATATACCCGACGCTAAAAAATTCATGAAAGAGTTATATCAAACGGGCCTTAAACACATAAAACCGAATACGGCGCTCTATTTATGGCACGCGTCGAAACGGCGGGGCATGATAGACGAGGTCGCAAAAGAGCTGGGACTATTAGTACATCAGCAGATAGTCTGGGTAAAACCCTGCGCGATACTCACGTATTCGTATTATTCATGGAGGCACGAACCGTGCCTCTTGATGTGGGTTAAAGGCGAGAAACCCGCGTATAAACCGAAAGACAAATCAATCGGAAGCATATGGACGCTGGATATGATAAGGACAGGCGACCCGACAAAACCGGAATACTATACGGACATTTGGGAACTTGACTGGGAAGGCAAGAAAAGAAGCTCCGGAATAAATCATCCGACGGTTAAACCTACCGAAGCATTCGCGATACCCATGAGAGTGCATACAGCTCCGGGAGATATCTGTTACGAACCCTTTTCGGGATCGGGAAGCCAGATTATAGCCGCGGAGAGACTGAATAGGCGAGTATACGCGATGGAGATAGAGCCGGTATTCTGCGATGTAGCAATAAAAAGATGGGAAGAATTTACGGGGAAAAAAGCTCATTTGGAGGAGAATTAGTGACGGAAGATAAAAAACAGAATTTAGCGGATTTAGCTCGGAAGAAACGGTATCTCCATTTAGTCGAGAAACTCCATAGCGGAACGCCTTTAAGCAAACAGGAGATAACGGAACTTGAAGTATTCGAGTCGGATCCTTTGGATGACGCTATAGTAAAAACTATCGAAGAAGTATCGAAAATAATGGAAGTAAGCCTGCGTACGGTATACCGCTGGAAAAGGGACGGTATGCCGGTAACGCAGGAAGGCTATTACGACCTTGACGAGATCAAGAGATGGTATGACGGAAGAAGCGTAATCGACGACGAAGAACTCGAAGGCAAGATATATTGGGAAACCAAACTTAGGAAATACAAAGCGACGTTACTTGAGCTTGAGCTTAAGAAAGTTAAAGGCGACCTTCTTGACCGCGGCGAAGTCGAGAAAGGAAGGATTGAAAGGATCATCGCGGTAAAACAAGCGTTCTTGGCGCTACCTTCAAGGCTGGCGCCGGTACTCGCGATGAAAAAACCCAGAGGAGTCGAAGGGTTGTTATACGAAGCGATAAGCGAAATCATAGACGAATACGCGGGAGTAAAACATGTTATTAACGACAAAGAAAAATCGGGAAGTATGGACAAAGGAAGAAAGAAAAGCGTGGAAAAGACCCGAGAGAATAAGCGCAAGTGAGTGGGCGGATAAGTGCCGTGTACTTGATCCGAGAACAAGCGCAGAATCGGGCAGATGGAAAACCGCGCGTACACCGTACTTGAAAGGCATAATGGACGCGTTAACGGATCCTTTGGTTGAAGAGATAACCGTAATGAGCGCGTCTCAGGTCGGTAAAACAGAATCCATGCTTAACATGATCGGTTATATTGTTGATCAGGACCCGGGCCCGACGCTGATAGTCCTTCCCAAAGAGGATGATGTGAGGAGCTTATCGTTTAATAGAGTCATGCCGATGCTTAATTCTTCGGAAGAGCTGAGGAGGCATCTTCCGAGACTATCGGATAAGATGACGCGTCAGGAATATCATCTGGACAGGATGACGGTATATTTCGCGAGCAGTAACTCACCGTCGGATTTAGCTTCACGGCCGGTGCGGTATCTATTCATGGACGAGATAGATAAATACCCGAGGCTCTCCGGGAGAGAAGCGGACCCGATAAAACTCGCGAGCGAGAGGCAGAAGACTTACTGGAACAAGAAAACGGTTAAAGTTTCGACCCCGACGACAAGGGAAGGATACATCTTCAGGGAGTTCGAGAAATCGAGTAAACACAGATACTATGTCCCGTGTCCGCATTGCGGGAAGGAACAACTTCTTTTATTCGGCGGTATTAAATGGCCGAAAAAAGAAAGGAATCCCGATCGCATAAAAACGGAAAGACTCGCATGGTACGAATGCTTTGAATGCGGGGAAAGAATCGAAGATTATCATAAACCCGAGATGCTTGCGAAGGGGATGTGGGTATACGAAGAAAGCGACGATGACAAAAGAGAAACCGATGCCGAAAGAAGAGCGCGAAGCCATCATAAAGGGTTCACGATAAATTCGCTCTACTCGCCGTGGCTGAGTTGGAGCGATATAGCGTCGGAATTTATAAAGTCGAAAGAAGAGACGGAGCTTTTAATGAACTTTGTCAACTCATGGCTCGCCGAAGTATGGGAAGAGAAGATCGAGGAGACAACGGTCGATAAAGTAAAAGTTTTAGCTAAAGATTATACTCAAGGCGAGGTTCCGGGTGGAGTAATAGTCTTAACCGCGGGAGTAGATGTTCAGAAAGACCATTTTTATTATGTGATACGAGGCTGGGGATATCAGGAAGAATCGTGGCTCGTAAGAACAGGCAGGGTCGAATACTGGGAAGACGTAGCGGATATCCTTTTCAAAACCGAATACCGAAAAATCACGGGCCCCGAAAGATTATCCGTGTATATGAGTTGTATCGATTCGGGGTACAGAACAGATGAAGTGTACAGATTCTGCCGTGAGTGGCCCGATAAAGCGAAAGCTATAAAAGGTCAGGACGAGATTTCGGGAGGCAGGTTTTACAGGGCCTCGAAAATAGATATCAACTCGAGAACAGGCGCGGTTATTAAACGGGGATTAGTGCTCTGGAACTTAAACGTCAGCCAGTACAAGAACAAGATATCGAGGCTGGTTTCAAGTAAGGATCCCCAGAAATGGCACATTTTTAAAGACATAAGCGACGATTATCTTGCTCAGTTCACCTCGGAACACAAGATTTTGATAAGGAACAAGAACACGGGCAGGGCCAAAGAAGAATGGCGCAAGAAAAAGGAAGCGATAGCAAATCATTATCTTGATGCCGAGGTATACGCCGTAGCGGCGGCCGATATAATAAGGGCCCTCAATATACGAACGGATAAAGCAGTAAAAGTCTATAAAGAAAACGAAGAGACAATGGACAGCCGACAAAACTGGATACGTAAAAGAGAAGGAACGTGGCTTTAGTGTATGGGAAATGGATCGACAGAAAAGAAAACTGGCTGGGCGATAAAAAGAGCGCCGAGCCTATTAAAAAAGGCGAAGAAACAAAAGAACCTGAAGGATACGGTGTTGAGTATATACCACTGCGTTGTCCCAGATGTAATAGTAAGAATGTCCGTTGTTACGCGACTTATGTACCGCTTAGATATCATCTTTGCCGAAATTGCGGTCATAAGTTTAAATCTGTTGAGGTAGACGGGTAAATGTTAGGATTTTACTTTGTAGTAACGACCTACTTGCAAAGGACGGATAAGAAAGTAAGATAAAAGAGAAGAAAAAACTATGAGCGCTAAAAGGTTTGGCCACCTTTAGGCGCACCCAATAGATAAAAAAGCTCGTTCTGGTCGACCAGCTAGGACGGGCTTTTTTTATTGGGAGGAGGCTAAAGATAAATGAGCATGCAGGAGAAAAGAGAACTTTTAGAGAAAGTAACCCAAGTGTTAAGCGGGAATATGGATAGAGGCGGGATTTCGTCGTATTCGATCGGGGGACGTGAGGTCAGGTACATGAAACTTTCGGAATTGCAGGCGCTGAAAAAAGAACTCGAAGCGGAACTCGCTTCGGGTCGGAGCCGCACAACTTACGTGAGGTTTGATAAACCGGTATGAAGATAAGAGAAAAAC